AAATGAACAAAGCCCGTAGGCGCGCATGGAAACAACAGGGCATAGAAGGAACGCCCGATAATAAGTACGAGACCTTTTGTGAGTATAAAGGTTGGTAAAATGTAAACGGGGCTGACAGGCAGGCTGGCTTGCAATGCCGGAAAGGCAGAAAGGGTAAACATGAAAAAGAAAGAACTTTTGGTAAAAATTGAACATTTGGAACATGAGATTGACCTCTTGAAAGAACGAGTTAAGGTACTGGAAGATCGTCCGCCGGTCGTTACGTACCCAACACTTCCAGAGCCACAAAAACTTCCGATAAATCCGTGGGATACTTGGAAAGACGTACCAATATGCCCGCCATATATATTTTATTGCTAAGCAGGCATAGCACACCGGAAAAGCAGGGATGCAAACACGGGGCTGCCAGGGAGGCAGTTGGTTACTAATTGTAGCTAACTGAAACGCGGGTTCGATTCCCGCCAGCTCCACCTCAAGCGGCTGTCTTTACGGCAGCCGTGGTTTACAACCATACAAATTTTATGCGCATAATGAGTACCGATGTATATCTATGGTATAATTGGTGTAACGTTTGTATAAAGTTAGTAAAGGAGGCGACATGGTAATGAGAGATGCGGGAGGGAAGTTCGTTGTTGGGCACAAGGGGATTGGAACGAAGCCCAAGGCTGGACAATCCTTATCCGACCTGATTAGATTAAAGTTTGGGGAAGAAATCGCCGTTTATGTAGACAAGAAATTAACCAAGGTAGAGCGGCGAGAGTTGATGGCTGAGTACCTGGCGCAGTTGATTTCTACTGGTGAGATACGGATACCTCCGCGAGAGATAGACGGGCAGTTAGTAGACGGGAAGACCTTTCGCTACAACGGGGATGAGTACATGCAGCACCTTATACGGGTGTTGCGCTACTTAGAGCCTCCCGTACAGCAGGTCGATTTGAACTCCTCCGTGAGTGGGGTCATATTCGACAAGGAAATAGATGACGGAAGAGAGTGAGACGCCGGAAGGATATGTATCGCTCAATCAGCTATCTAACTTTACTGAGCGCCAAAACCAGGCTTTCAAGTCAATGTTCAAGCATACGTTCACCCTTTATGGGGGGGCGCGTGGTGGGGGAAAGAGCTACTTCCTGCGCTGGGCTATGCTCATGTGGCTGATATATCAGGCGAAAATGGGCCATCCGAATATCGTCGGAGGCCTGTTTTCGTCTACCTATACCAATCTGAAAGATAGGCAGATTAGTAAGATTGCCTCTGAGTTTCCAGATTGGCTCGGAGTTCTCAAAGAAAATAATACGCTTGGGCTGGCGTTTTATTTGCACGACAAGTTCGGTGGTGGGGCGTTGACCCTCAGAAACCTTGACGAATCTACAAAATACAAGTCAGCGGAGTTCGGCATCATTGGTGTCGATGAACTCACAGAACACACGGTGGACACGTTCAATATCTTGATTGGGTCGCTGCGTTGGCCAGGTCTCAAAAAGCCTTGCTTTATCGCAGGGAGCAACCCTGACGGTATAGGCAATGAGTGGGTCAAGAATTACTTCATCCACCATGCCTATCCAAGTGAACTCCAGCCCTTATCCAATGAGTTTAACTTTGTGCCCGCGCTCCCCACCGATAACCCTCACCTTGACAATTCCTACTACACCATGCTCAACTCCCTGCCAGATGACCTCAAACGCGCCTGGCTCTTGGGCGATTGGGATGTGTTCAAGGGCTTGGCTTTCAAAGACTTCAATCGGCGCGTTCATGTCGTTGAACCTTTCGAGATACCTGAGCATTGGTCTCGCCTCGTTGGGATTGACTCTGGATACCGCGCCCCCTTCTGTGCCCTGTTCGGGGCACGCAACCCCGATAATGGGCGTATCGTCGTCTATAAAGAAATCTACGAAACGGGCTTGACTGATAAACAACAAGCTCGCAAAATACTCGACCTGTCCGATAAGTACGACGCCAAGGCTATCCGCTTTGCTGACCCGTCGATGTGGACAAAGCGCACAAACGAGAATATCACCTCGTCCGCCCAGGTCTATTCGCAAAACAGCGTCATCATCCATAAGGGTAATAATGATCGCCTGGACGGCAAACGTAAGATTGACCGCTTGCTCCAAAAGATAGACGACGGGCTTCCTGGTATCCTTTTTTTCAATACCTGCAACAATGTCGTCAAGCAGTTATCCCAACTTGTCTATGATAAGTTCAGACCAGAAGATGTGGATACCAAGCTCGAAGACCATGCCTACGACGCCCTCCGCTATATGCTGACCAGCGTCCGAGATTACCAGAAACAACCGCCCGTTACTTACAGGAAAAGCCCGTTCCTTAAATTGGAGCATGTATAGAGGTGATTAATGGATAACTTTTCAGAAGCTAAAGCACATGGAGCAGACCTTATTGGAGGAAATTCGTCCCTCCATTCCATGCAAAAAGAAATGGATATGATGATTAACATGGATTGGAAAAATAAGCCTTCCGACCCAAGCCTGAAAATCACCATCTCCCCAGAGGCACGCAATCAATATCTGGGGGCAATGCGCCTCCTGACCGCCTCCGAACCGATTATCTCTGTGCCACACGATAAAAATGACGCCGTTTCCTCTGATAATTCAGAGAAAATCGAGCGTATGTGCAAGGCTGTCCTCTACCAGAGCGGTAGAATCAACCAGAAGCCAGTGCATTACGACCTCGTTGGCTCACTTTTGCGCTATGGACAGTTCCATCTGGCGGTCACAGACACGGAAGACCTCGTAAATTCGACCAATTCAGCGCGAAAAGGAGTCTCAAAAGCTCGTAGATTGCGTTATGAGCGCATTGCTAAATCAACCCCGTATATTTTTCAGCCCCTTGACCCAAAATGCGGCAACGCTGAGTTCGATTCGTTCGGCTTACGCGCTTATTATCGTGAATCCTCTATGACTTATGCCCAATTGAAAGGCATTTACGGCGAAATCGAGGAGTTGAAGAATAGATCGGATACCGATATCGTTACTTACAAGGACTATTGGAACTTGGACGTCCATTTCGCATGGGTAGACAACATTTCAGAGCCTCTCATCGGCTCAGTGAACAACGGAAAACACGATTTGCCCTGTATCCCCATCATTGTTCAGGGCGCTGAGGGTTTCCTGTTACAGGACGCGCCCGAGTATCAATTCCAACCCCTGCTCTATGCTGTCTGGAAGGGCGAACTATGGGACAGGCACAATCTTGAACTAACCGCCATGTATTCCAACCTGTTTGCCGTTGCCTCCAACGCCATGTTCGTCCACCAACGCTCTGAGCCTGACAGCCAGGTCGAAGTTGACTTTGATAACATCGGCGGTATCGTCCATCTCAATCCTGGCGACTCTCTCCAACCTCTGCAGCGCGACGTGCTCAACAAGGATATGCTCTATGGGCTGGAAGTGGTACAAAAGATGTTCGAGGAAAGTACCATCTATAAAACCGCCCTTGGTCAGGGCGGGGCTGGCAATTCCGCTTATTCCACGATTGCCTTGCTCACCCAATCGGGACGCTTGCCCCTTGTTGCCTCTCAGAAGTGCGGCGGATGGGGTATCGGCAGCGGATTAGAGCTTATGTTCGATATGCTGAGGGATAAGAATAGTCCCCGTACCGCTTTCTACGAGGGGAGTATCATGGACATCGACCCGAAAGAACTCCCTGATAATCTCGTGATTGATGTTCAGTTGGACGCAGAACTCCCACAGGACAAGTTACAGCAAGCGAATATCGCCTCCATGCTCAAACAACAAATGCTGGCTTCTGATGAATGGATTAGAGAGAATATCCTCAATGTCGGTCAGTCCAAAGAAATGACCAAGAAAATCATGGAGGAAAGATTTGTTGACACCATGACCAAAGAATACTTTGACAAAGCCATGCACAACCAGGTGCGCCAAGAAGTCATGCAGGAATTACAACAGCAGATGGAACAGCAACAGGCTCAAGCGCAACAGCAACAAGCGATGATTCAACAACAGCAGATGGCTATGCAAGCCCGCCAGGCACAGGAGGGGGCACTTGGCCCAGAAACGCTTTACCGCACCGCCATGTCATCAGCGCAGGAACAGCAGAGACGCTATGGCTCAGATAACAGCATGAACCCTAACATGGGCGGTATGCCTCCGCTCGTGGCGCAGGGAGCAATTCCCGCCTCCCGTCCCGGCATGAAACCCACGCCAGCCAACGGTATGCCGCAGGAATTACAGGAAGGTGAAATGTGATTACTATAGAGGACGCACGAAACTCTTACCTTGTTGCCAGCGCGTTCACCAAGCAGGAGTTCTCAACCCTGCTTGATAAGTGGAACGAACCTGTTATCAAGTCTGTACAAGAGGCTATCTTGAAGTACATCAGGTCAGACCCAAAACTTGAAGCCTTCGCGCGTCAAGACCCAGCGGTTAGAGCTATGCTCGATGGAGGTTAACTATGCCTAATCTCGTCAAAAAGAATAAGGAGTATATTCCCCCAACAAAGTACAAGCCTCTAATCAAAAAGCCCGCCGAGCCGCCAAAGCAGCCCGCCGAGCCGTCTTATCAGCAGACAAACCTTGACCTTGGCTACATGCGCAACAGGGGACTGAACGCTAACTATACCTATTCTCGGACTGGTCCAGAAATAAATAATACGGCTTATCAGTCGTTTAGTTACGCGCAGCCCGGGCCAGCTCCCAAGGCTGACCCGTTTTACAAACTTGCCAGTGTCGCCAGCTTTTATGGATACAATTTAACAAACCCCACCCCGACATATTATCAGCAGACTTACATTCCCAATCAAGCAACGCTCCCTCACCAGCCCTATGCCGCTCCGTCAACTACGACGATTACATCCCCCTATACCAATAACACCTGGCAGAACATGGGGAGCTTTTTTTCAAAGCGGTTGAACCAAGGGCTTTACGGCGTGTGGCCGCAAGACCGGGCCGGCAGATACACAAACTATCGCTGGCCTTTTAGAGACCAGCGCTATCTTGACCAGAGCGTTATCGCTATGGGGTTGACCCCTCGCTATACTTCGCTCCAGCCGGCACTCCTTGACCCTTGGGCCTCAGACCCCTACGAACCAGGCGGTAATGGGTACACGACAACTGTAAACGAACCTACTGGCGGCGGTGATGGCGGCGGCGGATGGGGCGGCGGTTATGGAAG